CCTCCTGAAGCAAAATTACTTCCTAAATCTAAAACTAAACTCTCAGATGGTGTTGCATAGAGATAAGAATTGAAAAATATTTTATCAATATACGCGTTCGCCCAAAATTTTGTTGTACTCCCCAAATCATCAGTAGAATCGGTATCGGAAATCAAGGAAGTATTGATAGCGACAGACGCTAAATTATCCAGAGCTGTGCTTGCCCCGCTTGCTCCGCCCGCAATCGTCACATCAATTTCATTATTTGCCGAATCATCTGCGACAGTTAAAGTGATTCCCGAACCCTCAATCAAATTGACTCTTCGCCGAATAAAATCAGAACCGGCGGAGTTTTTACGAATAATTGATTTTGTTGATTTTATTATTCCCATATTTTATGAAAACCACGAATATCTTACGCCTTCCCCCGAGACAGTGGCGTCAATATACACATCGGCCAAATTATCTATTTCAATTTCTAAAGCATCTCCCGCATAAAGAATAACGCCCGTTCCTGTCGCTTCGGTCGCGTCCACGCCCGAAGTTCCCACCGCTATCAATCCCGTATTGTCGGTCTGGCTTTGAATTATCACTTTTTTGCAAACGGTTGAACCGGCCAATGCTTCATCTGTTCCGGCGGTTGTTATCGTTTTTACACCGTGTGCTATGCCGGTGATTCCGTGGATTATTGTTACTACCGGCATTGTTACGACATCTACATTGCCAATATTAGTATCTCCGGCGTCTATGGAATAAATTGAGATTTTATCTGAATGCTTGACATAAAGCTCGCCTTTATCCGTCATTCTTCCGGCGACATTATCGCCATCGGCTGTCGTTAATCCGGCTAAAGCATCAGCGCGAATACCTATTAGAGCGGTGCCAACAGGATTAGCCGCCGCCGGATCGTCTTCCGTATATTGCGTGCCTCCGCCGAAAGAAGTTATTTGCGCTCCCGCCCCGTCAATTATGGCAACGGCAAGACCATTGACAGTTCCCGCCGTCAATGTGTGCAGTCGCCGTGTTTCTGTATTGGTTTCTCCGTCTACGGCCAGCAGACTGCGAGAGACTCCTAGGTCCGGAATTGAATTTTGATTAGACATATTTTACTGTAATTAAATTAAGCCTTTGTTCCAATCGCCATCCAACTAAAGGCGACGATAGTAAAGTTTCCACCGCCAGCCCCTGTCGTAAAAGTGGCTCGAAACTGCGTTGCTGATCGTGGCAATGTCGGGTCTTCTGCGGCAGTCGAACCTACTCTGTGGCTGGTAACATCAATGCGTGAGGTTGGATTGGTTGCTTTTTCTCCCAAGTATGTAACGAAGACTTCATACGCCGCATCATCAAAGCCACTATTAGGAAGAGTGATTGTAATAGTTCCTGTGGGCGCGCCAAAGTTTCCCGTATATCCCCAACCCCGATAGATGACCTGATTGCTTGTAAGCGCATTTGATGTAATGCTCTGAACATAAACAGCCGAGCGATGAAGGGTTGCGGGGTCTAATTTGCTTTGTGCGATGAGAGCATTAGAATCAATTTGAGCATTTTTGAGTAAATCAACCGCGCCGAAGTTCACCGCCCCCAACTGTCCATTAAGCACTTTTATGATATTATCAGCGTCATTATTGGGTGTAAGCATATTATGTCCCAAGAGCAATCCAATTAACAACCGCTCCAGCCACATATCCGGCAGCAGAAGCGTTGACTGTAATTTGAAACGAAGTTGTGGTTATCGATCCGGTCATAACTCCAATAGTCAATGTCGCGGATATCTCAGTTTGTGAAGCAACAACAATCGGTTTATTTGTATACGCTGTGGGAAAAGTAACGGTTACCGAGGCTGTGTATGGAGCTGTTCCCGATTCTCCGCTTGTCATAGTAATTGTTCCGCATTGAAGGATAGGATTTGTAACATCTCTGGTTGTCGTACCTGTTGTATTCCAGTCGGTTGCGCTCCCTCCTTGTCGTTGAGTTTGTTTTATACGATTGGGAACAGAGAGCTTAGAATCTACAATAGCCGCACTGGCATTTATATTCGTATTATCCAAATTGCCGTTGATAATGTCGCGAATGGTTGTCCAATTCGCCATATCTCTTGTCGGATTGTCCGCATCGCCTGACGCGATGACATTTGGTAAAGTGATTTGTGACACAAATTTATATAATTTAATTGATAATTTTTTTATCTTGGAATTTGCTTTAGCCGATAATTTAAAACCGCCGAATGAAAATTAAAAGTATTGCCTGCCATATTATTATACACCCTTAATTTAATTCTTCGCCCCCTCACATCCGAGAATTTTAACACCGTACTTATTTTAGACATTGTTCCTCTGGTGAAATTTCCTCTTGTAAGGGTTGATCCGCGTATCGGCGAATTGCCGGATAAATCCTGCGTCATCTCGGTAAATGTCGTGTACTGGTCGGTATTCAACCCTATTGCTATATTATAGTTTCCTGAAGCGTCTAATTCGCAAAATACTCTTTTCACAATCTTTTTATATTGTGGGCTTCCCAAAGAATATCCTTTTGTTATAAAATACTTTTCATAGGCGCTTTTAGTGTAAATCCGAAACAACTGGTCTTTGCTCGTATCTGCCGTCCAAGCACTGCTGGCGTAAGAGGCGGCGTTGTAGGTAGCATATCCGGGGCTTGAGTCGTCCGATCCCCAATAATACTGACTTGTTCCGCTTCCCTCTGTTGTATGTTGTACCACCAGCCAATAAGTCGTACTCGCGTTCAATATGGGCGGAGTGGAAAAGGTGGCGTACTTGTACCGATAGGTCGTTGTCGTGAAAGCCGATAGCGTTGTCGTTCCATTGGTTACGGCCGTCCCCGAGGGTACTCCTGCGTTATCTGTTTCAATCCGTATGGCCAATTCTGCGGTTGTTCCCGCGTTCTTTTTCATATACAGCGCGACACCGGTTACTTCCCCCGCCGTCGTAAGCTGAAAACCCTGCGCCTGTCTTTTAGTCGTTGCTCCTCCGTCCACCGCGTCATCCGTATCTTGTCCGGCCGCTTGGCTCACATCCGCCGTATCATCATAAATGTTTGTTGAGGCAAGTTGATAAATATGACCTTCCGCGTCCGAACCTCCATACAGTTTTACTGCTCCGCTTTCTTTGAATTGCGCGAAACAGGAAAATGCTTTGCCTGTTTTTCTCGGCTGGAAGATGTTGCGCGCCGTATCATAGCTGATAATCTCGTTCTGGGTTGTTCCGTCTGTGGAAATGCAAAGGTGATAATCTGTTCCATTTATTCCCGCATTAGATGTCGCCACCACCGCCTTGCTCATCGTATCATTCAAAAAATTCTCTATCTTATTATTCGTTAAATTTATTGCCACGAATCCGTCAGTTTTATATAATCCGTCCGCCGAGAGATAGTATACCGCGCTGCCTATCTGCTTAATTGTCCGCATTGCCGCGCATCCATTCTTGGTCGCCAAGGGCTGAATATTATTCGGCTCAAAAGCGACACCGGTAAAAATAAATGAAGATATTTTGTATAAATGGTTTTCCGTGAAAATCAGCAAGTAGTCGAAGAAAGGCACGCACGCCGTTACCGCCTCATCCATATCAAAATAATTCAGCGTCCCTATCGTATGCGCGTTAGCGTTGGAATAATACACCCTCTTGGGGAAATTGGTCGTATTCCACCCGATCAGTCTTTCTTTATACACGCACAACCCCGCGCAAATGTCCGATGCTGTTGCCCCTACTATGGGAAAACCCGTTACTTGCGTCCAGTTTGTACCGTCATAGTACATAACCCCCAAATGTCCGGCGGCTGTACTCCCCTTATTCGTCATATACGCCCTGTCCAGATAATTGGCAAATTCGGCAGGTTTGTTGCTGGTTAAAACCATTCCGGCCGGTTCCCAGTCCGTAGACAGCACATACGCATCCGTATCGTATACCGCTATCAGCTTGCGCGTTCCGTCACTTTTGATCCATTCGTGAAGTCCCAGTATTTTTGTAGTACCCCCCAAGAAATTGCCCCGATTGACATATCCGCCTCGAGGCGCGATTGTGGAAGAAGAAGTAATTTCCGTATTCCGTCCGTCAGATATTTCCCTGTCATTCAGTTCGTCTTGGTTATCGCTGGAGTTCCAACCGCCGACAAGTCCGCTGACAGTAAAGGTATCCAGCCGTTTGGGAGTGATAGCCGGTGTTCGGAATAAAGACATAAATCAACAATAAACTTTCTTACCACGCAGTCCGCCCAAAAGGAAGAATTGGGCGGATTGTCTGTTAATAAAGGTCTACGGTCGGCCCGTAATTGCTTGGAAACTGCACGGTCGGCAAAGAGCTTCCCGATCTTTCTTCTTCGCTTCGCAGAATATGGACGATGTCCGGTTCATCCGCGTATTGCTGTTCCATTCTTTTCAGCATATTTTCGTATTTCACTTCATTGACATTGGCCAGCTGGGATTCGTCCTTTTTAAACAGTTCAATAAGAACACCCAAAACAATCAATTCCCTGTATTGCTGGGGCAGGTCGGGCGTTTCATCGTCATTGTCCGTATTCGTAGATAAATCCACTACTGTCGGTTTCCGGTAATATTTGTAAGTAATCGTTTCCACAGCCGAGGGAATCGGATAAAAGCTGATTTGCTGGGTATTTGAAGAAATGTTCCAAAGACGATAAAGCGTGGGCGATCCGCTCGCGCTTCCGTCCGGATACATTCGGTCAAAATCATCATCGCTGATATAGGAAACGCGCGTATTGGCCGTATCATTGACGACGCTTACCATTCCGCCAAAATCATAATCAGAGGCCAAGGTATAGCTCTCGGTAGAGGCGACCGTGGCGACCGTAGTTTCTTTGCGGGCGAATTTCCATTTTTTTCTCCGGTAAATATCCCACAAGACAGGCGCGACAAGTCGGCGGATAGTCGTGTTTGCTCCCGCCGAAGCATCGTCAAATAAATCTTTGACTTGCGAAATAATATCATCGTATGTGCTAAGGTTAGCCATATATTTTATGTTTTAAAGCCAATATATCCGATTGCTCCCGTACCTGTCCAGTCCACATACGCTCCATTCGTACACGCGATGTCCAGTCCAGCAATGCTGTGTGTTTGATCGCCCGCCGCAGTCGTTGCGGCAAGAGAAGCCGCCCACTTAATATCTCCCGAAGCCTCTGTTGCGTTATCGTAAATCACCAAGCTGGACGCGCCCGTGCCTGATCGCAAAGTGATAGCCGTAATAATACACGGTACGGCTGATACTACCGCGTCAGCCGTAATCGGCCCTGTTGATTTACTTGCTGTGTTAAATTGACCCATAATTTTTATCTTTTAAAGTTAATAATTAAATAAAAAAAAGGAAGACATTAACCGTCTTCCTTTCGGTTGTTTCGCATAACTTGCAAAACTTTTTCGCGCGAGATAAATTTGAGCTTACTTTTGTACTTTATGTTGCACTTGGGGCAAATCATCAAAATATCTCCGGTGTCTTCGTTGATAAATACAGTATACAACTTTTTCTTGCATCCGTTAAGGCAGACATCCAGCTTCAATTCGTAAGTCGTCATAATTTTCTCCTTTTTCGTTATAAAAGAGCTACAATTCGGCCAAATCTCTCATCTTTTCAAGATACCGAATATTCACAGTACCAGCCGGCATTTTCATCAAATCCATCATCTCGTCAAAGGATCGTTCCGGATGCCTTTCAAAGCAGTTAATGAAAAATTGCATAAACTGTTCGGCTTCATAAACAGTGGTGGGGCCTTTGGCGCGGATTGTTTTCGGTCTTCCTCTTGGCATAAATATTAAATCTTAATAATTGATAATATTTTTTCAAATCTTTTTTCGTATGTATGATTCGCTAACACTTCCTGCATACCAGCAGTTGCAATCATTTCTCTTTCTATTTCATTCTCCAGATAGTATTTCGCCAGTTCCACCGCTTCATCCATTGTCTTGTACCAAACCAGATGTTTTTTATTCTCGAACAATTCTTCAAGTGTCGGTACCCATTCCGTGAGAAGAAAAGAACCCGTTGCTAATGCCTCAAAAGTGCGCATTTGAACATCATCAACTGCGGCTGTACTGAAAACAATTTTTGACTTTCGGAATATATCAGCCGTATCTTGTCCGTCCGCCGGTTCGCCGTATATCCAGCGCGAGAATCTTTGTCCGTAAAAGAAGTTAGGGAACTCCTTGAACATCCTATCCAGCATTTCCGCTCTCTTGCGAAAAGAAACATATCCGACAAAACCAATATCAAACTTTTTGATTGATACGGGCTTATTGGGGTATGCCAGCGGTTCAACCGCGTGAGGCAACCAAAATACCTTTTCCTTTTTTTCGGGAAACAAAGCGGTAAATTCTTCCATCGCTCTTTTTTGATTAAAGAAAACCCAGTCAAATTCCAAGGCTTTTTCAAAGCGATACTCTCGGCCTAAGTGAGTGTCGGAACATATATAGATTGACGGGTGCTTGTCTTTTAAGCTCATTGGAGTATAGGGTAGCATTTCTTTAAGAGCGTCTTCTCCCCAGTCAACCCAAATCCAAGCATCAAACCGTCCCCACTTATCTAAGTCGCCTGTGTCTTCCGAGGTGAAGTGGATCATTTCAAATCCTGGTGTGCGTTTGACTAAATGAGAATAATACAATGGACTTCCGTCATTTCTTCCGAGTCTTGACTCGTACGGAAACGCTACTCTCTTGACAGGTCTCAAAGATTCCTCTATCATATAAGTATTACTCTCTTAATTAATAAAATACTATGAAAATCTCTATTGCGAAACAAAGAGGATGGATAGATCACGGAGACGGAACTTGGCATACTGTTGGAACTGGTCGTTTTCCCGCACCCTATAAAGAATATATATGCAAAGAATGCAAAGAACTCTTTATAGCCGATAGAAAACAGTTGTATTGCTCTGCTAAATGCGCTTCTGTTAAAAACATAAACACTCAAAATGGCGAACTTAATCCTCAATGGAAGGGTGGAGAAGCAATGAAAGACAGTAGGCGTTCTATTGGTTCTCGTCGAAATCAACAATCTGGTTACATTGAAATTTGGAACGGAACTCATTGGGTTGGCGAACATCGTTTTGTCATGGAAATGCATCTTAGTCGAAAACTTGAACATAAACAACATGTTCATCATATCAATGGCATTAAAAATGACAATCGAATTGAGAATCTTGTTGTACTTACAACATTTGAACATAACCATATTCACAAAGCTGAACAAGTTAAACGCTTTAAGCGTAACAAATCCGGTCAATTCGTTCCTTAGTGCTATTCTCATACTTTTTCAAATTGAATGATAAATGATACGGAATTATACCCCTCAATCGCTTTGACCGGCTTCAATCCATTGGCATAGCCTAAATTGGTAAGAGATTCAGGCGTAAAAGCGTGCAGATGTTCCGGGTTGAGCGGAATACTATCGGCAATGTTCTCATTCGGTACGGCAATAATCAGTTGTCCGCCTTTCTTAATAATCCTTGACCATTCAGCAAGGGTGATTAAAGTGTCCAGGGAATGCTCCAGAATATGACGGGCGATCACGCAATCGTATTGTGAATTTTCAAAGGGCAGTTTTCCACTTACATCAGCCACGACATCCGCCACTGATATTTGATTGACCCACGGAATCATCTCGCCTTTTTTCACCCTATCCACTCCGATAGAGTTCTCTATCGTCTTTTTACCACCTACTCCCAATTCGCAAACATCTTTTCCTTTAACAAGGGCGCGTATTTCGTCCCCTTCCGCGTCCCGTATTAAATCATCATGGCCAAGCGGTTGAGGCGCAATCGTTTCCCACCAGTCAATAAATCCGTGTTTCTTGATAATAGCCGTATTCGTTCTTTCCGTCATTTGGGGAGAGTTCCAGCCGTTCTTGGCCGTATGGTCGCCGTGCAATACATTGCCGGTCTGAAAGCCGTGATGATAAACAAAAGTGTCTTTCATCACAATCATTTTCCAGTTCTTTTTCCGCAGTCGTATGGAATAATCAAAGTCATCGCCTCCAGGCAAGGTGTCGTCCACTCCTCCAATATCGTCAAGTGCGGCTCTTCTGAATAAAATGCAGAAACCAATAAGAAATTGCGCTTGAAAGCATTGAACGAATGGCGGACTGAATATGTTTTGCTGTCCCATTACCACATTGCTTGACGGGCCGATAGCTCCCGCCTCTTTGTATGTTTCCAGCACCCGCGCCATATTCCTTAACCAATTTGACGAAGATCGCGGGATATACACATCATCATTCAGAAACATCACATATTTTGTTTTGGTATGTTTTAAACCTTCTTTTAATCCGCCTTCCCAGCCGAGATTTTCTTTCATTGTAAACACTTTTACATTTTTAATATCCTTATATAAAAATGCCAGAGGAGCTTGTCCGTTATTGACGATGATTATTTCAGCCGGTTGAATAAAGTTATACGACAGGATTGATTCCACGCATTGCCGCAGTTGGTCTGAATTATTATATGTGGGGATTAAAATCGTGATGGGTTCTAGCATACTTCCTTTTTTTGATATTTTTTTTCATCGCCCGCTCTTTGGCGATCTTCTTTAATAGTATTATTTTTTTCGTAAGTTTCCTCGATGACTACTTCTCTTTCCCCTAAATGGCCTATCTTGGTGGCCGTATCCATAAATACCCTGAATCCCGCTTTTCCCGCTAAATGACAAAAATGTATATCTTCACCAGCCCCGCTTGTCGTCATAAACCACGGCTTCTGTATTGTATCCAAGAGCTTCATATCAATCAGCACCGCTCCGAAACCGACCGCGTCGCATTCCACTAATTGGTCTTTCGGATACCGATTAACCGTCAAGTTAATATAGTATTCTTTTTTCTCCACTCCGTCATATCCTTTCGTCAGATTATAGATAACCGGATTGTACGGATATAATCGGCAAAAGGCCAGAGCCGCGACAATATCTTTCCGGTGCTTGAATAATCTTTCAAATATGTCCGGCATCATTATCATATCATCGTCAAAGAAGAAAAGATAATCGCAATTCTGTTCTTTCGCTTCTTCCGCTATCTTCTCTCTGGCTAATGCGGGGAATACTCGGGGTAAAGTCATTAAAGCGAATTTGAATTTAATGCCGTCCGGATAATCAAAATACTCTCCGTCCATTTCTTTTATTCCCGCCCACGAGGCGATTTGCAATTTTCCCAAATGCGCCAGAAGCGTCAAATGATTGTCGTAAGCGGGCGCGTCAGTCGTCCCTTTCGTCGGTACGCCTATCGCCACCTTTATTATTCTTCCTTCCATAAATTTATTTTTACCTTATCCACCTTATTTTAATCAATAGCCATTCCAAAAATGTGACATATCCGGCTATGCGCAGTTGATGTCCGCACGCCAACCCTTTATGGATCATCCTGGCCGTAACAATTTGATGATCGCTCTGGCACCTGAAATATTTAATGTCTTTTTCTCTCATATTTTTCTTCCTTTCGTTAGGGGATAAGGCCAACGCCCTATCCCCCTTATTTTAGCTAATCTTAGCTACAAATATCTTATAAATGCGCTCCCCAGAGGCAATCCGCCTGAAATATTGGTGGTCACCATATTGATGGCGTATTTGTAGAGCGATGTTGACAGTCCTTCCGGTACGCGAGTGGAAGTAAAAGAGCCAGCCAGACCGCCAGTCTTTAAAAGACTTGTAGCAACGCCTGTTACGCCGACTGTTTTGTCCGCTTCAAACGAGTACGCGACCGACACAAGCCCGTAAGCCTGCACGCGTCCGTACGCATTTACGGCAATGTCTTCAACTGCGACACCGGCGGCTAATCCGTTGGTGGCATCAGTCTGAAAGACCGCGTTTGCTCCGCCGGTGGAAACAATCTCCGCTGCGGCTCCGCCGACATAACGAAGACCGAATCCGGTGGTAGCGGTTACCGCGTTTACATTTTTAACGACCAGATAAATTTTTTCATCATCTGTTCGGTTGACTTGTTGAATTTGCATATTGTTTTTTTAGATTTCTTAGTGAGTAATTTTGTCCGGGTAGGCTGATGGACTTTACCCACTCGCATCTCCCGGAAACACGTCTACGAGTAATGGTTCTAGTTTAGTGTATAAACCATAGCCTTTAGGGATTGAAGGGTTTTATATATCCATTCACGTAATGCTGGATTTCTTACTATCTTTCCTACAGGAAACTTTAGCGCGACTTCTATTTGTTCTTTTTTTACAATTAAGTAAGGAAGAATAAGAAGTAAAAGGCTTATCGCTTTTTGATTGAATAATCTCCAATCATAGCAAGTTTTATGTTTAGAATTTCCTCGACTGGAAACTTTAACAGTTCCACCATAATTGTTTTTTAACCAATCAATTAGACGACCATCAGTATTTCTTACCCCTACTTCAAGAGTATAGCCAATGTATCCCTTGTCGTTTATTGAACGATGAATTAATATACATCCTTCTCCGTCAATAATTCCCGCTAAATAGGCTATCTTCATACGTCATCTCCCTATGGCCCACCACGAACCGTCCGCTCCATTAGAAGTGACGACAGTGATTGTGCCTCCCGAAACAGTGAATTTCGGATCTGCATTGCCGATTGCGTTTGTAGAAAATACGCCGCAAGCGATAATGACTGAAAAGCCCGTTGAAATTGCGCCGCCCGAATCCGTTTCAGCATTGGTATATGTTCCCGAGATAAGACGGGAAGAACCCAATACATCAGGTCCCGGGGCAGTGGTTGTAGTAGAGGCGAAAGCCATAATATTTTTAATTGATTAGATTTTAATAATGGTTTAAGAATGATTTAGTCCTTTATTTGCTTTGTATCTTTTTATTGCATGATATTTAGAATGTTTATTGAAAGTCATAACTTGAAGATTCTCTAACCGATTATCCCAACGCTTTTCGTTCTTGTGATGAGCGACTTCATCTTTTTCTAAGTATCTACCAATCTTTTGTTCAAGAAGTAAAATGTGTGATCCTATATATCCATTTTTATTGGCTCTTGGATGATTTCTCATTTTAATAAGAATATATCCATTATCACTAACAACTATACCACCTGTCCATGCGGGATTTTTATTCCCCCAACGATACTTATTAAGATTGGCTACTACCTTCTTCCGATGTTCTGGAGATAACCTTTTTCCTAAATGTTTTTGAGCTATCTTCTTTTTTGTTTCTTCGGTTAGTATTGCTCCAAGTCTTGTTTGAAGACCTTTCGTACTAAATGGCCTTCTTTCAATGTTCCAACTTTCCATCCACCGTGCAACTGTTTTTGGAGATACTTGCTCTTCTTGAGCAATCTTTTTAAGACTTAATCGTTCGTTCCAATATTTTTTCTGTAATATTTCTTTTGAAAGCATAAGTATAATATTTTATAAAATAATCTATAAAAATTATACTCCTTCCTAAGAAATATGTCAAAGAAAAATATCAGGCCGTAATTCCCGTGATCTTGCCTTGGCGGCGAGATTGGAGAACAATCAAATTACCCTGAAACAGAATTTTGGCGACCTTTGCGTCTTGGTTGGCCGGAACTACGAAAGCTCCGATTTCCAAATCAGCGTCTTTATGGACGGCCAATTTCAACCAGTTGGAATTTAACATATACATTTCTCCCGAAGCGCAGTTGGAATCAAACATCAAAACCATTCCTTTGAATTTGAGATTTTCAAATCCTCCGTCAGCGGTTTTGCTGTCGGTAAAGCGCTGTTGAGTCTGCAATGATTTCTCATAGTACTCAAAGACGGCTTGCGTGGTGATTCCGAAGTCTGGCGCGTCTTGGCCTTCATCGGTGCAAGAATTGTAGGTAGAGCGCATTTTGTCCAATCCATTCGTAGCGAATGAACCGATTGAAGCGTTGACTACCGCTTGCCAAAAAGCGTCATTGGTTCTATTGATTCCGCCGACCGTTGAGGTGGCGTCCACCAATGTTTGCAAACCATTCAAAGCGCTGGTTGACCCATTGGCATTTGAAAAGGCGGCAATGTCCATTTTTCGGCGGAGAGAATCTTCCGCATTTTTTGTTTTTGCTTCCAAAAGTTTATAGATTTGCGTTTTGGAATCCGCATTTTTTCTTTCTTCCAGTCCGGAGATCGCGATTGAAGCGGCGTACTGACACCACTCGAATTCGGCCGCGCTTTCATTTGATTGCGGAGTAATATCGATCGTCCCATAGCCCGAATACCCTGCCGCAGTGCTGTTAGCGGACATAATGACCGGCACGACGATTGATCGTCCGCCGTCCAGTACATCTTTACTGCCTTTTTCCATTAACTTATAAAACAAAGGGGTTCTTTTGAACACATTGTCGTATAAGGTTGGTTTATATTTCTGCAAGGTGCTTGAGGCTATGGCGTCAAAATTCGTATTTCCTGTTGCCATATAATTTTAATTCTATTTAACTTACCTCGTCTTCCGCTTGTCTTAATGCTTCCATAAATGATTTTGGCGTTGTGGAGGTGACTGGAACGCTGCCCATCGGTTGAGGCGTATTCTTGGCGGCTTTTTGCGATAGTTTGGCTATCGCGTCTTTGGCCCCAAGTTCTTTCGCCTTTTCATAAGTGACATAACGATAGGCTATGTCAAATACTTCCGGATTAAGGTTAGCGGCAATAGCGGGATTATCATCAAGAAACTTGTTTATCGCGTCTTTATGCTGCTCAATATCAGGATATTTTTCCTTGATTTTAGCCGCAGCTTCATTAGCTTGGCGCGTATAAACATCTTGTTGAAGCGGTTTGACTTCTTTGGCGATCGCTTCTTGAACGGCTTTCTCGGCTTCTTTTCGCGCGTCAGCGCGTAAATACGCAAGCTGTTCTTCTTGCGTCATTGCTTGGAAGTCAGGCACCTCTTCGGGCGTTTCCGCCACTGGCGGATTCGCTTGAAGCTCCCGATACTTATTCGCTAATTCCTCGGTTTCGTTCCAATTGCCGAGTTTGCTCTCAAGAGCTTTGTAGCCCTCGTAAAGTTTGTTGGCGTCCTCTCCAAATTGGCCAAATTGCGGTTTAATCTCCGGCGCTTGAGGATTCGCCTCTGCGGGCGGATTACCCTCTACTGCCTCGGTTGCCGCGCTTTCGGAACCCGTTGTTTGCCCTTCATCAGGAACAAAGCTTCCTTCGGTTTGCCCGATTTCTTCGTCTGGCATAAAATTTTGCGGTTGAGTTGATAATTGAGCCGCTGATAAAAGATTGGCTCGCTTCTTCCTTGCGGCGAACTAACCTTTTAAAAATGTTCCTTCGGTTTCCGCGTATTTAACGCCTTTTTTAAATTCATCTTTGCTTTCAATATAAATGCCAAGGCCGTAATTCATTCCCCTGTCATATCCGTAATTCTGGTTTTTCGCCCGTCCGCTTTTTGAGTCCATTCGTATCTTTTCTTCAATCTTAGCGTCGCACCTTTTGCAGTATCGGCTGGCCACCGTATATCTTGAATCTCCGCATCCCCAACAATATTTATTCTTGAAATTAACCTGCTCCTTTTTCGCGTCCTCATATCTCTTAGCTAACATAAGGTTCGGTTCTTAGCGTCACATAAGTTTCATTCTTTTCTTCTGGCTTATTTTTCACGAGTGAATCTTTCATCGCCTCTTTGGCCACTTTTTGGAATTTAGAGCGATACTTCATATCGGCTTCTTCCACATCCCGAATATTCACAATGCTAAAATCCGCTTTCAGTTCTTTGCCTTTTTCGTTCATCTCTTTGGTCATTTTTACCATTTTAATTCTGGCTAATACTTCATACTCCTTGCCCGCTTTCCATTGAGCGAGATCGGGCAGTTCTTTATCGGTGAGCGTTAGATATAAATTTTGTTCTGACATATTATTAAGTTATTTTATTCGCGCCATTTGATAATCCGCTGGCTGTTGGCGCGTTTTGATTCAATATACTTTGATTCATCGGCCCATTGCCTGTCTCTCCCATTTGAGGAGGCAAAATGGGCGGTTGCGGTTGCGCCATCATCCTTCTTATCTTTTCCGCTATATCGGAAAACATCGGAAAGGTGTCAAGTATCTTCTGAATAATTTCAGGAATAAGTGGCTGTCCAATCGGTAACATTCCCACTAAGTTTAACACATCCATAGCTTGTTTGCGAACTACCTCATCGGTTTCTCTCACCATAGAACCAGATATCACTTTGAGCGTCATCCCGCCCGCAATATCCGTGCTTGTCAACTCCATCCATTGATGATCTATGGAGCCCGATACTTGCATTGCTACGGGCTGTTGCAGATAGGTTTGATCAAGCTGTAAAAGCCTTTGATATATCGCTTCCACGAATTGCTCCACTTGGGATTGATCTTCTTCTTCTCGGTTTTGCGCGCTCTTGGCTGATAGCTCATCTTGTCCTAAGGTGGGATTGGCCGACTTGCCGGTTAGAGCCGTGGGCGTCGTGCCGGAAATGACATATATATCCTCTTTGACCATCGGCTCAATTTGAAATGGATACTGTAAGGGCTGTTCCGGTATGGGATAAATCGCGCCATCTAATGTCTTGCCGCTTTCTAAGGCTATGCCAATCATAGTGCCGTCATCGGGATTTTTTAGTTTTTCTATTTTTGTTTCGTCAATGGAATTGCTGTCATATAAAGCCTTGCGATTGAATCTCTTGCGATGATTGACCTGCTGGCTTCGGATCATTGACAGTTCCCTGACCACATCCTTTATCGGATCAATCTTTGAGATTGGAAAGGGTGAGGCCAAATCGTCGTCTCCCCAAATGATTGTAATAGGGAGGGGATTATCTTCTCCGAATACCGCCGTATACGGATTCTCTTTTTCCATTAAAGGATCGTCCGCGCCTTTTAGCATTACAAACCAATGCTCCGCGTCATAGTAGTGATACAGCGTCACTCTGGCCATATCTTCCGTTTCTTTAACTCTTGTTCCTCCATTGCCGTCATCGCGCCATTCTTTGTCCAAATAACTTGTGATATTGAATCCGTCTAAAACCTTCTGATTAAAATTCTTATTATTCTTCACTTCTTTGAGAGGCACTTGATATTCCAACACCACATAGTCTATTTTGTCTCTGGTAAAGCCGGGGGCAAGATAAATATGCTTTGGGTGGATTCTCTTAATGTCGGGCTGGTCTTTTTGAATCCTTTTAATTTCGTCTTTTTCCTGTTCCAAAAGCGTTGTCCATCCGGTAAAGACTACGCCCATTCCCGTTCTTTGCCAATCCAGTAAAGCCAATTTGATATGGTCTCTTAACCGATATTCTTTCTTTTGCGCTTGCCAGTTTAAAACAAGCTGCGCATTCTTGGCGTTCGTGAATATGGCGGGATCTTTGCCGTTCACGGGTTCCACATTGATTTGCGGATTGCGGTAGTACATCCTCGCAATAGAATCCTTGATGATGGCGTAGATATAATTGACGGAATAATAGTTCTCGCGCGATATGCTCTTGGGACGCGATTTGCCCGTCCAATACAGATTGGCCGTGTCCACGCTTGCTTTCCAGTCTTTCATAAACTTAATGGAAACGGCAATGCGATCCCGTATGGTGTCGGCCAATTTTTCTTCCTTTATCTCCTCTTTTTTACTCTTTTTTGACATAATTTATTTATTCATATTCTTTCAATTCTTCCGCTTCAAACGCGAATATTTTTACTTTTCTTTTCCTTTCAAAAACATCCCATTTTTCCATACTTATTCTTTCTCGTATATGTTGGTTTGCAGATTCTAAGGAAAGAAAAAAAGCATCATTCTCCAGCCATCGCACATAATATATTTTAACCTTATTCATATTCTTTGGCTTCTCTTCTTTTCCTGTTTTGTTCCATTTCCCATTCAAAGGAGCCGGGTTCCGGCTGTTTATTTTTCATTCTCGGCCAGCCAAACCAAGAAGCCAAGAAATATCTTAAAGCATCAACATCGTGATCGTCTCCGGTTGTATCCAAATCTTCAGCTTTTTTCTCGTCGTGAATCTGCAGCGGTATTGTTCTAATTAAATTATAACAGTTCTCAAATATTTGTAAACGAGGAGCCGTCATTCCCTCTTTTTTGGCAAAAAATTCCCGCACAACCATCCACCCGTTAATCCTGTCATTATTGGCTCTATCCAGATTTACGCCCTCGCTGGCATATAAGTCAGAGACTGCGCGGCCATCGGTACTGCTCTTAATCCACATTGACGGATCGGCGTAAGTAGCGCTTATTGTTTCGTCTCCGCTTAACTCCTTTATTCTTTTTGCGTGATTAGTGGCTAATTTATCTATGGCGTGATACTCCCGATAACAATAGACTCTTTTATCATAATCAACCGCAAACCATAAACAAGATGTCGGTGATATGTCTCCGCCGTGGTCTATGGCTCTATATCTTTTCCAGTCTCTCGGTATCGCAAATGCGGGCATGGTGTGTATATTTCTATCCCACTCGGTAAAAAATTGTCCCTGAAATACATCCCAATTTCCGTCCAAAAAAGCTTTTCTTAAATTCTCCGGCAAGCCCTCTAAGGCGACAGTGTAGCTTTTGTCCAGATACGGATTATCAACAACCCTGCTTGATACAAATTTAAATTGGTCTTTTTCTTTTTCGGTCGGTTCATAAACCTTATCCATCCATAATTGTTTAACCCAAAAGTGTCCTATGCCTCCCGGATTACTGCCGGCAATAAAGCGGACATCCGATATGCCCGGCCACCTCATACGCGTTCTAAGAAAATCAAAGGTGTCTTTCTTATTTTTCGTCAGCTCATCTACCGCAACAAGGGCAAATTCCGCGCTCTGGTAATGTGATACATCGTCTAAGTTTCTAAGCGATAAAACTCCCGATCCCCATTCTGCTTTTAAAATAAATTCCTTTGAGGTTTTATTGTAATTGCCCAGCCACTCCGGAAACTCCCACTGTATTCTGGCTATATGCCTATCGTGAAGCGCGGGATAATCCTCGCAAAATAGACCAGCTCTAATTCCTTTGATTTCCGTTAAACTATACTGAATAAGCAAATATCTAAGCGGGTACCATCTCAGCCATCGGGATTTTCCGCCACCGACTGAACCTCCGTATAAAACATACTTGAACTTGTCCGCTATCTCTGAAGCTTCTCTTTGCTTGTCAAAAAAATTACAAACATCATCAAATTTTATTTCTTTCACATTTTTTAAGTTATGTCTGTCTCACTCTTCGTTACAGCGTAACCGCCTTGTTCCACTATCAGTTTAAATCCCTCGGCCGCGCTTTTCAATTCTGTGCTGGATAAATCCGGATAGGCCTTTTTCAGTAAAGCAATTAAAACTTGGTCGCTCTTTTTTGCTCTTTGTATCGCAAATGACAATAAACCGGCGTCAGCGATTAAACGCCTTGCTTCTTCCAAGGCCGGATCTTTTTGTTTCCCTTTCGGGTTTCCGCTTTGTCCTTTTTTCCAAGTTCCGCCTGATTTAGCCATATTATTTATTGATCTGCCATTTTCTGTGGGTTATAAAAATAATCTTGAGTGGTCTTTTCAACTGATTTTCCTCCGACATACAATTTCTTATTTATTACCTCTACTTTTTTTCTTTCTGGAATTTCTGCCATATTGTTTATTTTTTCCACGATCTCGTTTATCTTTCTGGCTAATATAATTATCTCATTCGTATTGGGGTGCCGAATGAACTCAACATCAATCTTAATCGGCTCAATCCTTTCCATTTGATATTTAATGGGAATTTCCGCTGTTGCGTTGACCGCTTCCATATTATTTTTTATTCCTATTTTCCGCCATAGTTATTATTCACATTTCTTTGCGATTTGGGAAGCCATTCTCCGTATTTCCGCCAATATCGCACTTTAATTTTTAAATCTCTGAAAAATCTTAGAATTAAAACAATTCGTATTTGCGCGGCATATCTTACTCTTTTTAAAAAAGAATATTTAAAATACATTTTTATTTCCATTATCATCCAATCAGGGCGCATTATCTTGATGAATCCAAATTGCCGGAATTTCATTCTTTCTTTAATAATATCACTCTCTAAAAAACTGATTTTTAAATTTTTTAGATATTTTTCCATTTCTTCTTCGCTCATATTGTTTTTTATTTCTAAAAGACGCTTATTGCGTCTTCCGGTGATTATTAACCGAGAAACTGTTTATCACTAAACATCTTTTAAAAATAAAAAAAGCAATCTTAATAAGATCGCCTATTTCTTCGCTTTTTTATTGGATTTTTTTACTTTTTTAGCCATATAATATTATTATAAACCTTATTTTTGCTTTGTCAAGTTGTGGATAACTTTATGGATAACTTGGCGAAAATGGGTATAACACCCCCCTTGACTTTATCTTTTTTAGAAAATAGACTTGACATCTTCCATTATAACATATATTATATAAATATGATTTGTATTGATTGTCAAAAACGAGAAGGCCATACGCCAAACAGCAAGCGTTGCAGTGCTTGTTATGTTAAATATTTTTATAAAAAAACCCTTTATGGCGCCAATCACGCATATATGGCGGAATGAGAGATAAAGTGATTAAAAAATATCAAAATAAGTGTGGCGTTTGTTTTTTAAAAAAAGAAAAAATGCATATTCATCATATAGACGGACAAGGTTCAAGCTTGCCTATTTCTAAACAAAACAATGATTTAGAGAATTTAATGTTAGTTTGCGCCAAATGCCATTATTCATTAGAAAAAAACAAAAGAGGGGCTAAAAAAATAACTACTTGGGCAATAAAGTATAATCAGTGTGTAATATGTAAAAAGACAAATAATAAACATAGAGGAAAAGGATTTTGTTCATCGTGTTATGAAAAAAAAATTATACTAAAAATTATACTAAACACAAAGAATATGCGAGGATTTATTATCAAAATCATTATAGTAAAAAATCCATTGACATAAACAAAAATTTATGCTAAACTGATTATGAAATAAATTTTTATGCCAAAATTCTTGACGGCCATTAAAAATAGAACGCTGATAATCGCTAAATATCGGGGCAGAAATGCCGTCAAGACCGATAGGAGGCAGTTATCAGCGTTTTGTGTTTAATGATATGAAAGAAACTTATTATTTTCAACACGATTATCACGCCCGCCACGATCTTAAATTAGAATCAGTGCTTCTGGGTGAAGTCGGAGTTGCGGGTATTGGAATTTTTTGGTGCATAATTGAAATGTTATACGAAGAAAATGGGTACGCATTGCTGTCGCATATGGGTCGCATTGCGAACGCATTAAGAGTTGAGGAAAAGTTAATAAAATCAATAGTTTTTGACTTTGAGTTATTTCAATATGATGAAAAAATGTTTTGGTCTGATGCTGTTTTACGACGACTAAACGAACGAAGAAATAAATCTAAAAGCGCAAGAAATTCTGCTAAGGTTAGGTGGAATAATGCGAACGCAATGCGAACGCAATGCGATGGCAATGCTATAAAGGAAAAGAAAGTAAAAGAAATAGTGAGTGAGGGAGATAAATCTCCCCACCCGCCCCTTAAAGGAAACGGATCGTTGACGCCGGCGGAAGAAATGAGGGACTTTTGCGGAAACACGGAAAAACAGCAAAAAGTCGTTGAATATCTTTTCTCCCACGGATTTAATCAAGAAACCGCGAAAAACGAAGTAAATAAATTTATTGATTATTGGACGGAAAAAACAAAGTCCGGTAAAGCGGAACGCTGGGAAGGCGAAAAAACCTTTGAAGTTAAAAAGAGATTATCAACTTGGATAAAAAAATATGAACAATTCAACGCAAAAAAATGAGACCTCGCTGGAAATGCAAAAAAGGCTTTTAGACTATCAAGGCGAAGATCAAATAATTGAACACGAAGAATTATTGCGGCAAGCCCAAGCGCAACCCCCAATAATGATTAAAACGAAATTTGACCGATTTGATTTTTTACTAGGCGGCGGAATTGAGGAAACTGACTTGGCTATTTTAACGGGCAATACTAATAATGGCAAAACCACTTTTGGGATTGCCCTAGCGGTTAATCTAAGCGAGCAAGGAATTGAAACTTGTTATTTCTCTTTTGAGATGGGTAATATTCAGGTCGTTCGCCGTTTTCCGCAATTTCCCCAAAAAACGCACTTACTTTGTATGCCCGCTCAATACACGCACAAAAACTTGAAGTGGCTAGAAGATCGGATCGTGGAAGCGAAAATCAAATTTAACGCCAAAGTTATTTTTCTGGATAATTTGGATTTTATCGTTCCGCTTTTATTTTCTTCCAATTTGGATATTTCCACTCGTTTTTGCATTCAAACTTTAAAAACAATCACCATAAAACATAATATCGCCCTAATGCTTACAGCTCATACTCGGAAAAACTCCGGCGATCCGGACATTATGGACATTAAAGATTCAAAATCAATCGGCGACTTATCGGATTGGGCGGCGGTTGTTTCGCTTATTGATCGGGAACAAGGCAAAGGGAATGTCAAGTTGATTAAAAATCGCCACGAATGGGGGCATATGGGCAGTATTTTTACTTTGCACGATTTTCAAACGCGGGAAACTTCTGAAATGAATGAAGAACAAAGCAAAGCGATTGAAACCGCAACTAAAAAAGAAGTGAATTTAAAAGAACTTGATTTCACAAAACAACTATGAGACATATTGGCTATGAGAATAATTGTACTTGCCCGCCTTGCCTGAAAAAATATTCACGCTGGCAAAAAGCAATACTGAAAATTGAATTGCAAGAATGTTTTGCCGAACTGAAAAAAGCAAAAAAAACTGTCGACTTGGAAAATAACAACGAAGCGATAAACGATATTGATAAAAATATTAAAGATTGTCTCCGTGAAGAAAACAAATCGAATCCGCACGCCCGCCATTTGCTTCCGAAAATACACCCTGAATGCGATCATTGCATAAAACAATTATGACCAAAAAACTTTTTTGGATATTATTCAAAATAAAATGGGTTCCGCAAAATATTATTTGTCGGTTGCGCCGGTTCATAGAAAGGCGGGAGTTTGACAAAATAAAAAATAAAAGCTAAACTGTTAGCAGTTATTATTTTAAAAACAAAAAACTATATGCAAACAATCAATGAGGTGGCGAGAATGGGCGGCAAGGCCGTCCAGAAAAAGTACGGCAAGGCGCATTTCGTGCGAATGGGTATATTGTCCGGCGAGGCCAAAAGGACAAATAAGGCTGTGGATAAGTCAGGAAAGGCCAAAAAAGCCCGATAATATAGGGCTTGTATTCTGCCAGCAGTATGCTATACTGATAGCACGATGTTAAAGCTACCTGTGGATAACGAAGGAACAAATCGCATATACAGGTTAAGGCGCGATTTGCTCTCAACGAACCCTCGGATAGCCTATTCATCGCAAAAGGCTAAGATTAGCTAAAAGATAAAAAACTTAAAATACGTATACGCCACTTATGACAGAAAACCTTATTTCGGCCACCCCGCAAAGCGAAAAAAGGGCATCGTGGTGGGAGGGATTGAAAAAAAATAAAAAAACTTGTTTTGGGTGCAAGTCCAAACAAACTTATCGCAATCCAATGGCTAAATGCAAAGAATGTGAAAATAATTTCTGCTTTGACTGCATAATCGCCGGTTGCGTCGGGAATAAAATGAAAAGCAATGAAGAAGTCAGAGATATTTGCGAAAATTGTTTTGAGAAATTTAATTATCATTCATTGTTAAATTAAAAACTAAAAACAAAAAAAACTATGTATATTTTAAAATCTCCAAAACAAAAAAAAGAGAATGAATTGAAAAAAAAGCTGGACGCGGTTAATTCCGCCATTGACGATCTGATAATCAAAGGCCGAACAGATACCAAGCATTATCAATCTTTAATTCGCCTTCATAAAAATTT